AGCTAATATTCCGCAAAGAGCAAAAAGTACAATCCATACCCAGTAATTAGAACTATAATTAATAGTTATCATTCGCATTGATTGACGACACTCGTTAATCATTTGTCTATTCCATACTATTGATTTGCGATAAGCTTTGATTGTCTGCAAGTCATGTGATGTTAAAGATATTTTCTTTAAAGCTCTTATTGCCTTGCGTGCCGAACGGATATTTGCCTTATGTCCGGCAATAGCTTTTTTATAGTCTTCCTTAAGTAGTTTAGCTTTATTCATTTTTTGGTTATGTTAATGTTATAGAACCTGGCAATATTTTCATTAATAACTCCCTCAGTAACTTCGATTACCCATTGACCTCTGCCTCCGGGTATTTTTCTTGCATGATGTCCTTTTGGTAACATCCCGGCGACGCACCTTCTTATTATAGTTTTAGAGGATACCCTTTTATTCCCAAATGGGAATTGTTTACAGTATTCAGTAGGAGTATATATCATATAGTGTCTTTCAAGGGACTAAGTTATAAAATTCATAATTACTATACAAATAAATATGATGAAATTTACATCAAATTATTATTTCAATGGATGGAATCATTTTCATTAAAGGCGAAATAGGGAGCGATTATACGCTATCAAATGCCCTTGTAGACTTAGAAAAAAACAAAACATCTGCCGTACTTAAGATTTATATTGACTCTCCAGGTGGTGATTACAACGAAGGGAAGAAGATATATGAATTATTTCGTGACTCCGGCAAAATAATCATAACAGAAAACTCCGGTATGGTAGCCTCTATGGCTGTCAATCTCTTTTTACTTGGATCTCAAAGGTTTTATGATGCCTCGAAAGGGCAGTTTCTTATTCATAATCCGTGGGGAGAAGTACAAGGCGATGCTGATTTTATGAGTGAGTATTCAAAAGAGCTAAAGAAAGCAGAGAAGGATCTGATTACTCTTTATGTTCAGCGTACAGGATCACTCCCCGAAGTTATAACAGGGTTGATGCAGATAGATCAGCCATTAACATCAGAACAAGTAGAAACACTTGGTTTCGCAAAATTAATCAATAATGAATTTAAAGCAGTAGCAAAATTAAATTTAGAACAAATGACAGAAAAAGAAGTAAATGACAAGATCAATGCAACATCCGAAGGGATCTTCGCAAAGATCAAAGCCTTCCTCAAGAAATCTGGCATCGTAAAAGCTCTTGTCTTGACAACTGCCGACGGTGTTAATCTTGACTTTGGTGATGCACTAAATGACCCATCCGAAGTAATAGTAGGAAGTCAGGCAACAGCAGACGGAGCTCCCGCAGAAGGAGATTATCTTATGCCTGATGGAGTAACTCTCGTTTTTGTTGCCGGTGCTGTGACTGAAATACGTCCCAAAGTAGCAGGCAATGAAGAATTGGAAGCCCTTAAAGCTGAAAACGCATCTTTGAAAGAACAACTAACAGAGGCGAAAGCACTCGTGGTAGATGTTAAGAAAGACCTTGTTTCATTTAAGGCACAGATCACATCAGATATTAAGGGATTAAAAAATGAACCTATCCCTGATCCTGAACCAGAAGTTAGAGTACCTAGATATTTAAAAAATAAAATAAATAATTAAAAAAGATGGCACAGAGTGAATTAGATTTAAGTTTACTTACAATGAATCCGCAGGAAGCGGACAATGTGAGTATGGCTATTTTTGAACAAGCATACGATAATGATAGTTTGCTTGGAAGAACACATGGCCTTATTACAGGTATCCAAATGAAAACGCAAATCCCATTTTTAGGATTACTCGGAGATGTGGGAAAGAAATCAGTTGGATGTACTCCGAGTACTTCTACGGAAACAGTTCCTACAACTGAGAAATTTGCAGATCCTGAATTAATTGATTATAGATTAATTCATTGCCAGAATCTTATCCCGCAACTTTTTAAGATGTGGAAAAAGGCTGCTAAGGCTGCAAACACATGGGAAGAAGCATCTGAGGTAGTTGATTTTATATCAGACAAAGGAATTGAAGCTACATTACAAGCAATACTCAGACTTGGACTTTTTGGTGATAAATTAGCTGAGAATGTTACAGATGGGGGTTCAATTACGGATGGTGTAGATGTGACTTTATTGACACCTATAAATGGAATATTCCAACAAATATTTGCCGATGCTACACTTGTGAGATATACCATAGATGAGAACGTTGCTGCCACAAAAGTAGCTCAGTTGGCATTAGCCCCCGATGCAGCACTTCAAGCTATGCGTTATATGTACAATAATATTGATCCACGAGTATTTGATGTCCCAGGCTTAAAATTTCAAATGACACGTTCATTATGGAATAACTGGAAAGATTTTCTTGAAGATAAATCTCTTATTTTTCAGTTAGATCAAACAGAAAATAGCAGCTCAAAAGGTACATACAGAGGGTTTGATATTGAGGTTCGTAATGATTGGGATAGAAATATCCTTAAATACAACGATCAGGGAACTACATTACTTTATCCTCATCGTGCAATTTTTACTCCTATTGGCAATATTCCAATTATCACAACCGATGAGGAGAGTATGAAAAAAGTAGATTCGTTCTACGATAAAGTAACAAAGTCATGGTATCTCGATGCAGCATGGTATCTCGATGCAAAACTTTTACAAGAATCAATGATCGCAGTAGCATATTAAGTTATGAAGAAGTTATTTATACTCTTAGTATTTTTGGCATTTGTCACAGTGGCAAGAAGTCAAACAGTAATTAAATCTGATATGGTAGTTAACTATCAATATGCAGATACGCTTCAGAAAGACGATACGGTTGCAGTTACATATTACGTAAAGGACTTTGTTGTTAATGCAAGGCTGACAGTTATTACAGACAGCCTCTCAACGGGATATTCAAAAACAAATACCATATTATATGGATCTGCTGATTATGTTAATTGGACAGCACTGACAGGTAATTATTCTGCTCAGACATTAGCATTAACAATAAATGCTGATAGTACACAAACAGGAACTTTTACTCCATCAGGCACAAGTACTATTTCTATTGCTGGAACAGATGGCGGATCTTCATCGATTGTGTATAAAGATTTGTTTTATCCATATTTAAAGGTACAGACAATAGCGGTAGACAGCACACAAAATAACCGGTATATATATAAATTAGTAATTGATAAAAATTAAATTATGTCTTGCACAGCAAAATTAACTAAAGCTATTACCAATGATTGCGACAACAAGCCTTCAACAGGACTGGAAGTTAAAGCATGGGTAATTAACAGAGCCGATGCCTCATTTACTCTTGATGGAACAAAGAAAGCACTTTGCACTACGATAACAATGTCAGGCACAACAGTTGCTTATCCTGTTACAGCAGTTAAGAAGGAGATGAATGTCGGTTCTGATGGTGTGCTTGCAGATAATATGCCGGATTCGTATAAACACTTCTTTTCATTTCAACCATACTCAAGACTGCCTGAAGACATCCAGGCACTTGACAATCTGGACGACATTGTTGTCGTGGCAGAACTTAAAGGGCATAAGACTCAGGGTTGTTTCATTATACTCGGATTAGAGACAGGTCTTCACAAGACTTCATTCAACTTCCGGGCTAATGATAATAACGGAGTACCTACTTATGAGTTTGCAACAAGAGATGGAGAAGAAGAATCGTACTCACGGTATGTTTATGGAAGTGGCACTTACGCAACAGACTTATCCGCACTCGTAGCTCTTGAATCTTAATGATAGAGCTTGCAGAAATATTGGAACACAGGGTTGAGGATATATTAAATGACTCAGCCCTGTTAATACCAATGTTGAAATACTATTCACAATTATATTTATCAGGCGGTACTCCTCGCACTTGCGCAAGATCACATCGGATGTATTACCTGAACCTTAAAAAAGACGGACTGGAAAGACTAAATCGTATAAACATGAAGCATTATCAATTAAAGCCAGGACTTGTAATAACATTTTCTGGACAAACATATAACCAGGCAACTATAACGGATGAGATTTCTGAACAGGTAATCGAGAGATTTCCAAAGCTTAAATCACATTTCATTATTAAAGAAGATATAAAAGAACCTGAGATTAAGAAAGAGGTTAAGGTGTCTGAGATCAAAGAAGAATTAAAACAGGCTCCGCAGCTTGTTATGAAAAAAACAAGAAAGCGTGTTAGCAAATCACAATAAGATATGGAACCTGTTAATCCAAATAAATTTAACCATACCGGTAGTAAAAGACGGTTGATGTTGGTTGATTTACCTGCTCCTTTCCAGTTGGTAAACGTGAAGGTAGATGGCATTGTTGGTTACGATATTGACAATGCCTATCCTTCACGTATGGAAAGGTTAATTAACGCATCAGTAACAGCCAAATCGGCAGCAGGTATTTACCGAAGATTCTTATCAGGTCAAGGATTTCAGGATGAATCATTGAATAATATAATCGTAGGACGTGAGAATTACAAAGAAGTCACCGCAAAGGATATTCTTTATAAAGTAGCACGTTCCTTTTCTTATTTCAATGGTGTTTATATCAGAACTCAATTTACAGGTTACGATGTGTCAGGATTAAGAGTTGAGCCATTTCGATATTGCCGACTTGGAGAAATGGATTCAATAGATTATTCCGGTAAGATTTTAATTTATAACAACTGGGATAGATGGAGAGGGTCAAAGCTCGAAAAATCAAAATATTTGAAAGTAGATGTCTGGAATCCTCAACCTGAAGTAATCGCTAAACAGATCAGTAAGATTGGTTCATTTAAGGAATGGAAAGGTCAAGTATATTATTCATTTTTAGAAGATGAATATGTCTATCCATTAAGTCCAATAGATCCTGTAAAATGGGATGCCGATACCGAAGCACAAATTGGCATATTTAAGAATGGTGAGTTAAGACGTGGTTTTTTTCTTAAATATATCATGCACCATACTAAGTTTAATACTGATGATGAAGCTGCTGAGTTTGTTCGCAGGATGAAGAAGTTCATGGGGGGCGATCACGAGGGAGCTATGATGGTACTTGAAGGTACGTTTGATGATACAGGCAAAATCATAGATGGTGAGAATGTCAAGATTGAAAAAATTGAACAGAATATCAATGATAAGATATTTGAGAGCTACGAACAATCAACTCAAAATGCTATCCGTAAATCTTATAATGCTATTCCTCAGATATTAATAGATTATGAAGACTCAAAGCTTGGGACAACATCAGGAGAGGCATTAAGGCAGGCTTCAGAATTTTATAATCAACAGACGTCAGAGCCGAGGATGAAAATAGAAAGCATCTTCAAAGAGATATTCGATCACTGGACAGATGCAGGATTAAGAAATAGGGATTGGACAATTAAACCTTTAATACTTGGAAGTAATGTCACTACTACTAATATCTGACCAGAGAACTATTAAGCCTATTTCTCAAAACAATGAGAATAAGTTTAACGATCTTCTTGAGATGACGCTGATAAAAGATGTTAAACCCTTGCTTGGTTATTATTTCTATCAGGATATTATCCAAAATCCAACAAGCACAGCAAATAAATCTCTATTAGATGGAGGTACTTATACTTATTCAGGAGTGACATACACATTTAAAGGACTAAAATATGTCATTGCATACTTTCTTTATGCTAATTATATATTTAGTAATATCGCTGATACATTTACAGGATTTGTAGTCAAGTCAAATGAAGATTCACAACCAGCATCACAGGGAGATAAAAAGAATTTAAGGGATATTAACATTGAAGTAGCTATGCAACATTGGGATGATTGCAAAATGTTTATAATGGCTAATTCACCGGACTATCCTAATTTTATTTATAAACAGAAAAATAATCGAATGATAATACTTTAAGACAATGAATGATTTACAAAGAGTTTCAGGATCAGGAGGTAGTAGGCTTTATGATGGAGCTAACACATATAAAACCTCTGATGGTACTTTAAATAAAGGTACTATATCTATCTTTATTAGGGCAGATCAGGCAGCAATGATTACATCAATGAAAATTAATGGCATTGCTACAACCCTTAAGCCAGTAGGATCAGATCTTTTGGCTGGTGACTTCTATACATTCTCGAATGAGATTACGGAGATAGTTATTGCAGGTGGATCATTTATAGGCTATCAGGGATGAGATTCAGGGGAGCAGGAATAGGTCCAATGCTAAGTCCAGGGATAGGCTCAGGCGGGAAGTCATGGAGTCCATCAACACCACTGGACGGAGAGACACCTTCATTGTGGGTCAAGACTGATTCAAGAGATGGACTCGAAATTACGGACAGTCTTGGTGGGACTAATCTGGTTATTCAGTTGCCTTATCTTGATAAGCCTACTGGTGATGAGTATGCGAGAATACAAGATAATGGTGCATTAGATATAGCAGCGAGTGCTGGGGATTTTACCTATTATATGTGGGTAAAAGGGAGTACGGCATCTAATCCAGCTGTGTTTTTTTATTTTGGAGGCAAAGGGATTTATGGTTCAGTTAATGGTCAGTATTCTTTTAATTGCTCTGCAAATAGTAAATACCAGTGTAGCGCTCAGTCTTCAGGGGGAGCTGTAACTATATCTTCAGAAGTTTTACATACAGATCAAGCTGCTCATTTGCTGTTATTGCAGATTGATAAAACTGCTAAAAAAATAAGTTTTTTTATTGATAATGTTCAAATAGGAGTTGATACCTCATATACAGGCGATTTTGCTGCGGTAAATAATGTTTATGGGTATATAACTGGAGCTGGTCATACTGTGACTACAGGGGTGACTAGGTACCCTTCGAAAAGTGCTTTTAGCGATACTGGTATTCTTCACCGTAAATTAACTCCAACAGAAAAAACAAATCTTTATAACAGGATATTGCCTACTGGCCATTTTGCGCAGTGGGATAATGTTTTAAGGGAAGATAATTTAATAAGGGATTTTTCGGGTAATGGTTATAATTTGACTGGCACTAACTTACTAAAGTCAACAAAGGCAGGTTATGGTGCAATGGGGTCAAGACAAGGATTAAATGTAGGATATTCATTATTTACTAATTTTCCAAATAAAGAAATACAAATCCCATATACTCCTGATGGAGTACCATTTACTGGATATACTATTGCAGGATATACGAAGGATTCTGACAATGTAGGTTCGTTGACAACTTATAATTTAGCCGATAGTTATTTACAAATTGCAGGTATTGATAGATCGGATACAACAAAGTGTTCTTATCTGGCAAGACATACAGATTTACAACATTATTACAAATCAACACAAGTAAGTTGGATTCATTCTGCTGAACTAAAGAATTTGGAGTTAAGTAATTATTTTAATGATGATTATAGAGGTTTGAGATTCTTAAAAGTGGTTAATAGAGTATTGACTGATTTAGTGATTTATACTACTAATAAAATTGATTTACATTATGAAAAAGCTATTAAATGGACAGGTGAATTAGGATTACTTAAATTTGATGTGATTGTAACCGGTCATGTTGTAGCTGTTAATGGTTCTAAAATGTTGATGTTTGATGATATAGATACATTATCATTAAGCTATGATTATGGGGTAACATTTCCAGTAACTAAGGTATTAACTGGAATTTCAAATGTTGAATGGGGAGCTATTTGTGATGATGGTAAAATTGGCTTTGTAACTGCATTGAAGTGTTATTATTCGCATGACGACCTTATGACATACCATGAGTCGACTGTGACTGATGCTTTTGGTCATGCGTTTGAGCCATACACTGATGCAAATTTTTGCCCGACTCTCCCTGCTGCAAGTGAAGTAGTTTTAGATGGTACTAAAATGTGGACTTGGGGTAATTATGCAACCGTTGGTACGGCTGAATATAATGGAATGAACCAGTGGTACACTAAAGATGGTTTTCAAACTGTTAAAAGTGGATATTTGTTTGGAGTCTCGACCCCAACAGCAGTATGCCGTCATATTCATTGGGTTGAAAAAGATCCATACACAGATTATTTATGGATGGGGACTGGGGATAATCTTTCTCCAAATGACAACATTATGCGAGGTACTTATGATTCTGAAACAGATACATTTCTATGGCAAAAAATAGGAGCAGGTGGAGCAGGTTCTATATGGGAGAATACAGGATTAGCATTTGATGAAAACTATTACTATCCAGGAGGAGAAGATAATTATCCTAATAATGGATTTAAAAGATTATTAAGAAGTAACATGATAAACTGGGGAACAGCACAAGTACCTATATTTTTCCCCGAGACATCTATAGCAGGATTAACGCAAGTAGGGGGATATACTGCATTAACACATTTAAGAATACCGGGTCATGAAAATCTTACCTTTACTAAGGATATGGTTAATTTTATAACAAGAAAATTTTTACAAGTACCATTAAGTGATAGTTGGGGTGCAATTATGCACACAGGTTATATGAGTAATGGGTATTTTGTTTTTAAACCTGTGGAGGTTGGTCAAGATGAAAAAATGGCTACAAAATGTAGAGGTCATTACTTATTAATCAAACCATCCGAAATAATATGAAATACAAATTACTAAAAATGATAGTCGACTATGAAGATAATATGAAAATATATTAAGAGATGTTTGCAAAGTTTAAAATATGGATAACTCAATTAAGTGCGGTTGCAAAGATTGTGACTGTATTAATTTCTTTTATAGTTGGGGTTGCCGGTGGCGTAATTGCTTACAATAAATATATCATTAAGCACTACGAGCAAGAGCAAGCTGTTATACAGCAAACAGAAGAGTTTAAGGCTATGCAAAGTAATTTTAAGATAGTTATTGATTCGATTGGTGAATTATCAAAAGAGGTGCGCTTAATTAAGCCGGAGATAGATAAAGCCAATAAAAAGATTGATAATTTAGATAGGAGTTATACACAGCATTTAAAGAATGATAATAGGGTTGATGAACTGATTCAATATCTTGAGAGCGAAAAAAAAAACTCAGGGATAAGTATGATTCCATCAAAACAAAACACATACTCGACACAATGAAGTTTAAAATGAAAATAGAAAAGAAATGAAGATAGCACTGGTAATAGGAGGAGTAGCAGTTTTATTTCTTATTTGGAGTATTCTTAAATTTATTGTATTTATTGTCAAATTTTTAATAAGAAGGAAATAATGGTAAGGAAAGCACCTACGAAGCCGGTGATCGAAGGATCGACATTTAATGAAATAGATAAATCGTTCATTGAGAGTTTATTTGATAAGCAATGTCAATTTCTCGCCGAGATTTATCAACAACAAAATGAAGACATTCAAAGAAACTTATCGGATCAGACTAAGTTACTAAAGTCGGTTAATGCTGATGTGTCTGCTATCATGGAGATTCACAACAAACTAGAAAAGAGAGTTGCGACGGCTGAGGGGGAGATTGAGTTTTTGAAAGAATATACTTCTTTCCCTAATCTCTTAATGAGAAGTATTGCGGTAGTGCTTGCATCGGTTGGAGTTGTTTATTTATTATACGTTTATTTATGAATTATAAATTATCAGATAGAAGTCTTAATAGGCTGAAAGGGGTTAATAAAAAACTTATTGATCTTTTATTGTTAGCTATAAAAAGAACTCCGATAGACTTTGGAGTTGCATGGATGGGAGGGATAAGAACTCCCGAAGAGCAAAGCCAACTATTTAAAGAGGGATATTCTAAGTGTGACGGTTATGAGAAGATAAGCAAACATCAATCAGGCAATGCAGTTGATTTAAATGTGTTTGTGGGTGCAAAAATGGTTGACAATAAGGAGATGCTTTGTGTGGTTGCGGGGGTTATGTTTGCTTGTGCTTCTGAATTAAATATAAATATAAGGTGGGGATTGGACTGGAATAGTGACGGAAACATTTTAGATAACAAGTTTAATGATATGTACCATTTTGAATTAAAATAAAAAAACATGAAAAAATTATTTGAAAAATTTTGGTTAAAGTTGGGAATTCTACTTGGCGTAGCAATACTGGATCTGATATTCATAACTCAGTTTGATTTCAGTATCTTGTTTGTGTTTGCCTTCTTTTATTTTTTAGTCGGTGGATTTATATATATGAAAGAATTAAAAGATAAAAACTCATGAAATCAAAAGATTTATTTCAGTATATATTAGGAGGACTAATTGTAGCAGGATTCTTCCTTCTTCTTTATCTATTAGTTGGATCAGAGGTTCCGGAGATAAATAAAGATTTACTTAATTTAGTCGTGGGCGCATTAATTGGATCTTTTTCAACTGTCGTTGGGTATTTTTATGGCAGTTCAAAGGGATCTGCTGAGAAAAATGAAATGCTTAAAAAATAATAACGATGGACATTTTATAAAAGGAAATTGACATGAAAGCATTTATAAAAGATTACTGGGAGATTTTAACATTAGTGATAGTACTTTCAACTGTTATCTATTTATGCTCAACATTATGAAATTAAATAGCAATAGATTTTAAAAAGAAATGAGAAACATTATTATAGGAATAGTATTAATAGTTATTATTGGATTCTTTTCGTTTGTCGGGGGATGCCAGTATAATAAAAAGAATAACAAGCCTATAATAGTAACAGATACAGTTACCATATATGATACAATTTTACATCATATAGTAGATACCTTTCCTTACTATATTCAAGGCAAAGATTCATTGATTTACGATACTATTCCGAGAGTTGTAGATACTGCCTTCATCCTTAAGAATCACTTTGCTATTCATAAATATGAAAGAGAATGGAAAGATAGTTTGTTGCAAGTAACCCTAACTGATTACATCTCGGAAAACAAACCGGTTCACAATAATTTCAATTATAAAATACTTCGTCCCCAAACAATAGTCAACACAACTGTTGATAATTCAACTACGTTTAATAGCTACGTGTATTTCGGGGCTTCTCTGCCATTATTCCCATACAAGGCTAACAATATAAGTAATGTGAGTTATATTTCTTTAAACGGCCTCTATGCGTTTCCTAATGGGTATATTGAATTAACTTATCAGCCCTATACTAAATTAGTCACTGTTGGCTATGGGGTGAAAATATTAAAATTCAGAAAATAAATTCTCTTTTTGTAAATCGCAATTCGCGAATCGCAAAATTATGCTCCTTAGTAAAGGGGCTTTTTATGTTATTAATCACTTTACATATTATGTAAAAAAAATATGTATAATTTTATAAAATAGTTTAATACATGACAAAAATCATATTTTAAATAGATTTTAGGCTATATCTTCACATAAAAATAAATCTATGAGCATAACATACAGAGGATTTTCTAAACGTGCCGGACGGATAAGAGTTGTTAAGTCTGGCAAATCAGATAGTAAAGATGCTAAATTGCTTTATAGTATATTCGATGCCGATACGATGATAGACTGTATTTCCAAAGGCAAAATAATAGAGACTTGTCAATTAGATGTAATATTTAAAAACCCCAACAATGGATCTGACAACTAAAATATTCGCAGTCATTTTTATGATCTGTGGAATTACTGAATGTATAATATCTATCATAATGCAGGATAAGTTTTTTGCCTGGGTAGGTATTGTTTTGATTGTATTCGCAATAATCTTATACCTATTAAGAGATGAAGAATTATGATTATACCTGTCCGGTGTGTGGAAAGAAGCATAAAACGAGACAAACAGCAATTGATTGCGCTGAATTAGATGTTAAAGAAAGCATGAGCCGAAGATTGATACCTTTAAAACATAAAAACAGAAAGATATGAAAACAAAAGACTGGAAAGCAATTGCCGAGAAACAGGCAGAGTTAATGTCATTAAAAGATAATTTAATAGCATTGTTCTTTTATAGAGTGCCTACGGAATTAGGCTCTGAACTAAAGAAAACAATCAGAACGAAAACAGAAGAACTCTCTTTACTTGAATCGCAGGAAGTGGAGGGAGTAACGGACGAAGATATTGAAAAACAACTTCATTTAAAATTATCTGAGATAAAAATAGATAAAGATAATCTTGATTACTGTAAGGCTAATGAAGAATTATGTGGTAAATTACGTTGGGACTTAGTTGACATGATTAGTAATTATATTCAAAACTTAAATAAATGAAAAAAGGAGAGAAAATATACTGGACAATATTCGTCATATGCCTTGTGGTTAACCTGATAAATCTGTATTTCTGCATAACAACAGAACATCATTTTATGAGTTTTGGAAAAGCAATGATGTTAATGTTAGTATCTATGTTTGGACTGGAGGGTATTGGGGCTATTATACTTATATGGACAAAAGAATAAGTCCCAAAAAGCCATGCGTGACGGTAAGATAAATGTTAAATAACACTAATTAAGAAATAGAGCTAAATTTTAAATAACCAATTAACCAGTAATAACAGAGAGATGAAATATTACAGAGTAAAAAGATATGTCATTGAAGAGTTTGAAGTAAGAGCTAACTCGAGGAAAGAGGCATTACTTCTTCTTAAAAGTGGTGATATTCAAGACCCCGTTTCGATTAAGGTTATCAGGGAAACATTAAAATGCAAATAAATAGAGCTATGCAAAAGAGAATAAAATTATTGGAAGAATATGTAAAATTGCTTAAAAACGCATTAGACATACTTGCGGATAATAACCTAATCAAAGAAGATCGTTCTGGAAAGAATGAAGGTATTAATGATATACTAACTAACCTTGCAAATAGAGGTGGAGAAATCAGCAAGCAGCTCGCCTCTCTCGCCAAAGAGCTAAAGGAAGAGGGGAAAGGTGCAGAGGAAACTAAAGAATTAATATTATCTATTCTTAAAAATAGTGTTCAGTATGATGATGGAGAAATGATTCACCTTACGAGCCAATTAGAAGAAATATCTAATGTTATTGTGAGAAGTATTCAATACGCCTCTCTCCCTGCAAAGCAGAGTGTAACGGATGAGGACATTGAGAAATGGGCAAAAGGAACTATTGCTAAATATAAAGAAGTTGAAATTGGAGTTAATTTAACTGATAGCGACATTAGAGGATTTATAACTCATGCTAAAATAACAGGTGCAAAAGCCCATAGAGACGGACTAATAAAGAAGTAATTAACCTTAAAATAAAAGCCTTGGACGGGCGTTGTAAAATAAGCGAGTATGCAATTAACCAGCTTCTTGAGGGGGCTGTGTGGTATAAAAATTATTTTAAAAATAATCTCTAAACTGATATGAAAAATGAAAACAAAACCACAGGATGCCCGATTTGCGACAAAGTAAATGGATCTAAAAATATTAAGATCTGTCCTAAATGTCAAGAGAAATTACTTGACAAATACGATCCCGATGTTAAGTTAATTAAAATGTATTGTAATAATTAAGCTATGAAATATAAAGATAAAATTATAATTATAACTCCAGAGTTCCCCGAAGGTTACGGAGCATTTGATGACCAAGACGACACTGGCGAAATTAATCTAAAGAATATAGACAATATTAAGTTCGATCAAATTGATTACTCTGATGCTCCGGAGTTTACTGATGCCTATATTATTTCAGCCGATCATAACGGAGTTCCACTTACAGAGATTCAGTTAGATGATCTCAATGAGAATAGAGATTTTGTACATCAAAAATTAATTGATTATTTATATTAAAAACCCCAAAATTATGAAAAATGGAATAGTAAAAATCGAAAGCACACAACTTGAGGAAGTTGTAAAAAATTCAGGTCTTGCAATAATAGAGGCAGAGGAAATTAAAACCTCTTATTTGCCTTTTCTTTCAAGACTTGTTCAGGTTCAGGATCAGGCAACTAAAATTAACTTTGAATCTCCTACTATGATTGATGAAACAATCGCAAGGGAGTTGAGACTAGCAACTGTTAAGATTAGGACTGATGCAGAAAAGTTAAAAGATGAACAGAAAAGAGTTGATCTATTAAGAGGCAAAGTAAAACAAGACTCTTATAATCTTATTGCATCATCATGTAAACTGGCAGAAGAAGTATTTTACAATGTAGAAAAAGCAAGGGAACTGGCAGAAAAGAAGCGCAAAGAACAATTAAGGATCGATCGGTCTGAAAAGTTAAGTCCTTATTCAGAGACTATAAATCTTTATAATCTTGGAGAAATGACCGAAGATCAATTTACAGAACTTTATACTGGACTAAGGACTGCACATGAATTAAATATTGAATCCGAAAAGAAAGCAGAGGAAAAGAGACTTGCAGATATTGAGGCTGAACGTATAAGAAATGAAAAAATAAGATTAGAAAATGAGAGGTTAAAAAAAGAAGCAGAAGAAAAAGAAAAAGCACTTTATGTTGAACGTGAAAAAATACGCAAGGGTAATGAAGAAAAAGAACGTCTGGCAGAAATTGAGCGCAAAAAGAATGCTGCAATATTAAAAGCAGAGCAGGAAAAGGCATCTAAAGAACGTGCCGAATTACTTGCAAAAGCTGAAATTGAACGTAAAGAAAAAGAACGCCTGGCAAAAGAAATTGAAGATAAAAGACTGGCCGATGAAAAGGCAAAAAAGGATCTTCTGGCGAAACTTGAAGCAGAAAAAAAAGCAAAATTAGATGAAGAAAAGAAGTCAAAACTTGCACCAGATAAAACAAAATTACTCGCATTTGGACAAGCATTAAATGATATTCCACGTCCTGAAATTAAATCTATTGAGGCTGCTGAAATTATGTCACATATCAATGGTTATTTAGTAAAATTAAATAACTTTATTATTGAAAATGCAAATAAATTATAATCAAATCAACGGAGGTGTAATCATGGAAAAGACTCACTGGAGGAAGGTATTTGATTCAGACTATCTTGGTTCATGCGACCTTGATGATGGAAAGGATCTGAAAGCGATAATTAAGTCTGTTACTGTAAAAAAAGTAAAAGGGCCTGATGGTAAAGAGCAAGAGCGTAACGTTGCTTTTTTTACAGATTCAAACTTAAAACCGATGATACTAAATGCTACTAATTGTAAACTGATTAAAAAGTTTGCGAAGTCAGTATTTATAAATGACTGGAATAATATCCCGATTCAAATCTATGTAAAGGATGATATTAAAGCATTTGGAGAAGTTACAGAAGGGTTGAGGATAAGACCAACGCAACCAATAATGAGTAGGCCTAAGCTTATCCCTACTATGCCAGCATGGGAGAAAGCAATTGAATATTTAAAGAAACCTGAAGGTACTATTGATGGCATTAAAACCAGGTATGAATTGAGTAAAGAAAATGAAGAACTTTTAAAAGCTGCTGTAATATGATATACCACGAAATTGAGCAAAATGAAGAGGAATGGTTGGAGTTAAGGAAGGGAAAGTTTACTGCCAGTTCATTCTCGGATTTGTTTATGGCTAAAACAACTGCCGGATATAAGAAAGCTATTCGCAAAGTTGTATATGAAAGGATAACAGGAGAAAGTCCTGAAACATATAAAAATGAATATATGGAACGAGGGCATGAACTTGAACCGGCAGCAAAAGAAGCATACGAATTACAAACATTTAACACTGTAAAGGATGGAGGCTTCTTTGAAGTTGATGAATGGATAGGTGCTTCTCCTGATGGATTGGTTGATGAAGATGGACAAATAGAAATCAAGTCCCCAGCTTACAATACTTTTATTGATTATATACTTTCCGATAAAGTACCATCTGAATATATGGTCCAAATACAAGGGCAGTTATTTGCAACTGGTCGGACATGGTGTGATTTTGTTGCCTTTCATCCTAAATTACCTTTGATAGTTAAACGAGTATTAAGAGATGAGGTAATGATTGAAAGCATAAAGTCTGCTCTAAATGTAGCTATTACAGAAGCAAAATATATGATTGAAACAATAACTAAAATGAAAGAAAATGAGTAGAATTAGTGGTAAATTAAATCTATTACAACTTCATGCTGTACGTAAAATGATCTCTGGCCAAATGGGAGCTGTTGAATGTTTGGTAATACCTATTGCCAAAAACAAACTCTTTGTAGGTGAGAAGGGTGTCTATCTGGATCTTATTGCTTTTGAGATTAAGGAGCCAAAACCAGATGATAAAAGGAGCCATATTGTAAAGCAATCATTTAGTAAAGAAGTCAGGGGCGCAATGTCAGAAGAAGAAACAAAAGCCCTTCCAATACTTGGTGATCTTACCGAATGGTCAGAACAATCAGAGCAAACAGTTGTTAGCTCAAATGAAGTTCAAGACGAACTCTCAGATTTGCCTTTTAATTAAGGGTTCTCTGTAATCCCGTAAAAATAAAACAGAATAAATATTGCCTTTTTGATAAGTAGATAATATTTCTTATCTTTGAATGGAGATAGTCAGGGGTCATGTCCTGATGAAAGGGTAAACTGAACGCCCTTCTCCATTCTTTTTGTTCAGTTAATTTAATAAGTTCAGAAAATGAAAGAAGTATGGATGCCAATTAAGGATTATGAAAACCTGTATGAAATTAGTAATTTAGGTAGAGTAAAATCATTAAGACGTTTTGTAAAAAACAGGGATTTTTATGTCCGTGTAAATGAGAAAATATTAAAACCTGGGTTTAATGGGAAATATTATCAGGTTCATTTATGCAAAAACGGTAAAAGCCCTTTATTTGAAATATCAAGGCTTGTCGCTGAATCATTTATAATTAATCCTGAAAATAAACCAGAGGTAAATCATGAAGATGGGAATAAACTAAATAATTTTGCTAATAATCTTGAATGGAATACAAACTCTGAAAACCAATTACATGCGTATAAAACCGGATTAAAATCTGCAAAAGGATCAAAAAACGGAAGAAGTAAATTAAAAGAATCAGATATAATAAAAATAAAAGCAATGTATAATTCAGGTAAATATTTACAAAAAGAAATTGCATCTATTTATGGAGTTACAAGGGCATGTATAGGACATATTATTAATAATACAAGATGGAATGAAAGACTCTGATTTTCATAAGCGAATGGATTTTGCATACATGGGAGGTGGCATGATACCCATCTCCCCCAATGCAATTGAATTATGCGAGCAATGCGATAAAGGAGAAGTGTTATCTTTTAATGAAATAACCAATCGAGACTTATCAATGCATAGATGTTATTTTGCTTTGTTAAATTATATTTATGGCTATATGCCTCCGGCCTTTAAAAAAGCAGTTTTAGAAGACAATTTTTACATTTGGCTTAAACATCTAAAAGGTCAATATAAAGTGCTTTTTACCTTCTCTGATGGCACTTCTCTGATTGAGTATGATTCTATATCATTTGGGAGAATGTCACAAAAAACATTTGAAACATATATTAGAGATCAATTACCTTGGATATATGCCAATGTTTTAGGTAAATACTTTGAGGGCGATATGCTAAATGGCATTATAGATACTATTGAAGAAGAGTTTAAAAAGTTTTTAAGTAAATTATAAATTATGAATATAGGATCTGCATTAAAAGAAATAAGACTAACCAGGGGGAATAGTCAGTCCTGTTTAGCTGAACAGATAGGAATGTCACAAACTCACTTATCACTCGTTGAAAGTGGTAAAAATAAGCCATCTCTTGCACTACTGGAAAGGTACTCTAATCACTATAAAATACCTCTCCCGGTACTACTTTGGTTTTCATTAACCGATACTGACATACCGGAAAATAAGAGAGTTTTATTCACTCCGATCAAGCATACAATTGATAGTCTCATTAAGGATTTGTTTAGCGAATAAAAATGATAGTAAATAATCTCCCTCATCACGTAAAGGTATATTTTGATTACTTTGATTTTGTTACCCAATCTGAAGCTATGTGTGAAGCATGCCATCGTCCAGGAGTAGATATTCATCACATAAACGGAAGGGGTAAAGGCAAGGATGTAATAGATAATTTAATGTGTCTTTGTCGATCCTGTCACGAGAAAGCTCATAGCTCAAAAGATCACATCAGTAAAGAGGTATTTCAAATGATACACAACTATTTCCTTATGGGGGATAGGAGAAAATTTATAAAATGAGAATACATGACAAATATCATTTTTTGCCTCGGTTCGGGGCGGTAAATTTAGAAAAAATTAAACTATGAATACATACAGTAAATTTGTTCCAAATGTTTTTCTTGCAAAGTGTCATGAAAAGCATGAGAAAGGCGAAATTATATTAGTTGAAACAAAGTACGGCAAAGAAAATGAGTCTATCATCTTTAACTTAATTGGTGAAAGAGATGGATTTTTCTATTACTCCATTATCCGTGCTGATGGTTTTAATACTCAGGAATGGTTAAAGAACAAGGCCGAACGACTTGAAAGGGCTTCATTAAATGCTGATAAGAAGAGTACTGAATACTGGAAGGCATCAAATGAGGGTGCGGATTTCCTCTCACTTGGCGAGCCCATTAAAGTTGGTCATCATAGCGAAAAAAGGCATAGGGCTTTAATTGAACGCAATAGCAATAGAATGAGTAAATCAGTTGAATTCTCAAAGAAAGCCGAAGAGTATGAGAGTCGTGTCGCTTACTGGGCGAACAAAGCCAGCACAATAAACCTATCAATGCCAGAAAGTTTAGAATTTTATGAGTTTGAACTCGAAAAGGCAAAAGCAAAACATGAAGGATTGAAAAATGGAACTATTGAAAAGAGTCATTCGTTTTCATTGACGTATGCAAAAAAGGAAGTTAATGAGATTGAGAAGAAACTAAAGCTTGCAAAAAGATTATGGCAATAAGCGAGATTAATATATTTTGAATTATCTAAACTTAAAAATTCCTTTAATCCTGTTAGTTATATAATTGCATGGTATCTTGAAGAAATGTTTTTCTTATTTAATATTGGTGAAGAAAATATTAAATTATTAAGTGAATACGATCAAAGAAATTATAACTACAATCCCAGCTTACTATGAAAGACCCGGCATTTTTATTTTTGAAATTAATTTTGCAAATGTCATTTATTATTACGAGATTTGTTGTGTGATAACATAAGGATGAAAAAATTAATATTATATTATTAATCATATTGAGGCCCTCCTGGTGAACTCCGGTCATCCGTTAGTTATCACACCATCAGGAGGTGTCCTCATTTAATAACAGTGTGTGTTATGGCAATAAAAAAAATTTACGTAGACGTTGAAACGGATCAGGGAGTTCAGTTCTTTATAAATAAGGATGGTCTTTTATTTCTTGAGGCAGGGATATTAAATGATGACAGTGGCTATTATTCAGGATGGGTTTGTCTTGATAAAGATGATGTTACTGAAATGATTAAAGACTTGCATAATTTAGTAAGTAAAATGCCATGAGCAAAGATTCATTTTATTTTTCACACGACTATAATGCCAGATCAGATGATAAGATTAAAAAACTTATACGGGTTCATGGTATGGTAGGATATGGCGTGTTTTGGTGTATTATAGAAGACCTCTATAATAATGCGAACGCATTGCATACGGATTACGAAGGCATTGCGTATGATTTGCGAGTGGATGAAAATATGGTTAAAAGTATTCTTAATGACTTTGATTTATTCAGTTTTGAAAATGGTTCATTTGGTTCAACAAGTATAGAAAGGCGATTAGATGAAAGAAATGAAAAAAGCGAAAAGGCCAGAAAATCAGCATTTAAGAGATGGAATAAAGTAAAAGATAATGCGAACGCAATGCCAACGCATTGCGATAGCAATGCTATAAAGGAAAGTAAAGAAGATAATAGTATAAATGTTGAATTCTCTGTTTTTTGGGATTTGTATGATAAGAAAGTCGGTGATAGATCAAAGCTAATTAAGAAGTGGCAATCTTTAACTGATGTTGACAGACAAAAAATTATTGAGTATATTCCAAAATACAAACTTTCACAACCAGATAAAAAATATCGCAAAGACCCGCAGACATTTTTTAATAACCATTCGTGGAATGATGAAATAATAACGAAAGTTAACGGATCAGAACAATTAGATAAATTTGGAAAGCCTCGCCCCTCGCATCAATATTGCTTGGTACGTGGAGAATGGACTGTATTATGAAAGTAAAATCTAAATCCGGCAATTTGTACGATATTGATATTCCTATAACATCAAAAGGGAATATTAAGATTATTTGTCCTGCATGTGTTGATTCACATAAAGAACGCAACCAAAAGAATAAAGATTTATCTTGGAACGTTCCTGACGGGGTAGGTAATTGCAAGCGGTGTCATGAGATATTTTACAGGCCGATTGTTAAAGAGATTCAAAAAATATACTCAAAGCCGGTCTGGAAAAATACAACTGAATTAAACGATAAAATAGTTCAGTATTTTGAAGGTCGTAAAATAAGTCAGTTTGTTTTAAGAACTAATAACTTAGTTTCTTCGGGCATGGAATATATGCCGGAAGTTGGAAATGTAATGACAACACAATTCAACTATTGGAAAAATGGCGAACTAATAAATATTAAATTTCGCACCGGGGGGAAAAAGTTTAAGATGTTCAAAGATGCTGAATTGATATTTTACAATATTGACTCTTTAAAAAACTCGCAAACAGCAATCATAACAGAAGGCGAAATTGACTGTCTATCCTTAATTGAGGCAGGTTTTAAATCTGTTGTATCTGTTCCTAATGGTGCAGGAGCTTCTATGGATTTTATGGATAATTGTATTGAGGACTTTATCGGTATTGAAAAGATAATACTTGCAACAGATCAGGATGAGGCAGGATTGAAATTAAGAGATGAATTAGCCAGAAGACTAGGAATTGAGAGGTGTTATAAAGTTGATTTTTCAGATTGTAAAGATGCTAATGAATATCATATAAAGCATGGAGTTGAAAAATTAAGAATAGCAATTGAGATAACAGAACCATTTCCAGTTGAGGGGACCTTTTCGACACATGACTTTAGGGATGAACTGGAAAGTATTTATTTTAATGGGTTACCTTCAGGTGAAAAGATAGGAGTTGCAAAAGTTGACGAATTAATAACATGGCAGACAGGAAGGATTTATACTGTTACAGGGATTCCATCGCATGGGAAAAGTGAATTTGTTGATTATATTTTAACAAAGCTAAATATTCTTAATGGGTGGAAGCCAGCATATTTTTCACCAGAGAATTATCCTTTAGAGTTGCACGCATCAAAGATTATTGAAAAGATAACCGGTAAAAATTGCAAACCTGAAACATTAAGCAAAGCGGAATTTGATGAATGCGTTAATTATATGGATAATAATTTTTACTTTATAATGCCGGAGGAAGACTTTACTATTGATTCAATTTTAATGCGTGCCAGTAGTTTAGTTGCTCGTAAAGGCATTAATGTGTTGGTAATTGATCCATATAATAAACTTGAACATAAACTACCTTCCGGGACTTCAGAGACAAATTATATATCTTCTTTTTACGATAAGCTAAGTAATTTTGCAAAGCGTAAAAATGTAATGGTAATACTTGTTGCCCATCCGGTAAAGATGAAAAAAGATGCGAGCGGTAAGTTTGAAATACCAACACTATATGATATTTCAGGTTCGGCAAACTTTTTTAATAAGACTGATTTTGGATTAACTGTTTACCGTGATTTTTCAGAAGAGACAATCCAGGTATTAGTACAAAAGGTTAAATTTAAACACATGGGAAAGTCGGGATCATGCATTTTTAAATATAATATCAATAATGGCAGATTTGAAGTGTATGATGGGTTTAATGTGATGTGGGATAATGTAAGTTACTTTAAGCGAATAGATAAAGTGCCTGAATCAATTAACGCTAATTTAAACTTTTATGAAACTGATAAAAAAGAACCACCCTTTTAAAAAGAATGAAACGGGTTATCATAAACACGCAGTTATACAACTTGCTGAATGGGTTAATGGAGTTACTGAAAAGGAATTTTATATAGATTCTTCTATTGCATTTGTACCTGATATTACTTGTTATGATAATGGAGTTATAACCAGTATGTATGAGGTTGTTTATTCTCATCCTATTGACGGTAAGAAATTAGGCTTAATCCAAGCATGGTGTTATTATAATGCTACTGGGTTAAGTATTTTTGAAGTATCAGCTGATTGGATATTAAAGCAGACAGATAAGCCCGAATATATTAAAACAATGGAACTATATGAAATAAATCATTTTTAATAACATGACATTCGTCATAGAAATATATAATTAGTTGATTTAACTTTGAAATAAAAACTACTATGAAAAAACAGATTAATGAATTTTGCGAAAAAACAAGAATTACTATTGACCAATTCTATGGTAAAGAAGAAGTTGGTGACTATCTTGACCTACGTAACCTCACCTCCATCCCTGAAGGCTTTAACCCTACTGTTGGGGGGTATCTTGACTTGGGTCGCCTCACCTCCATTCCTAAAGGTTTCAATCCTACTGTTGGTGGCTATCTTGACCTATGTAGCCTCACCTCCATCCCTGAAGGCTTCAATCCTACTGTTGGTGGCTCTCTTTACCTAAATAAACTCACCTCCATCCCTAAAGGCTTCAATCCTACTGTTGGTGGCTCTCTTTACCTAAATAACCTCACCTCCATCCCTGAAGGCTTCAATCCTACTGTTGGTGGCTATCTTGACCTGAGTAGCCTCACGTCCATCCCTGAAGGCTTTAACCCTACCGTTGGTG